TGGTGTATTAAAGCCATCTATAAATTTATTTATGATACGAATAATTCCATTGATAGCTGTACGAATACCACTTTTAATACCATCCCATACGCCTAATACTGCTGATTTCATACCTTCAAATGCCCCACTAACCGCATCTGTTACCCAACGAACAGGCGTCATAATGGCTTCTTTCAATCCATTCCAGACAGAAGATGCGGTTGACTTGATACCTTCCCAAATGTTTGAGAGGGTTGATTTAATACCATTCCATACGTTACTACTTGTGCTACTAATCATGTTCCAAACCGTTGAAATGGCTTCTTTGATGCTATTGAATACAGAACTCGCTGTGGAAACAATTGCGTTCCATAAGCTAGATAGATAGCTTTTAATCGTATTCCATACTACACTTGTTGTGGAACTAATCGTATTCCATGTATTCACAATCCAATCTTTTATTGAGGTGAATATTGGCGTTACAAAAACTACTAACCCGTTCCAGCATGATTGTAAGAAATTCTTAACAGCATTCCATACAGACATTGTTGCTGAACTGATTGTATCCCACACAGCAATGATCCAGGACTTGATTTGTTCAAAAATCGGCATAACAAACGCTACAAGCCCATTCCAACAGGAAACTAAGAAATTCTTAATTGTTTCCCATACAAGACTTGTAGTAGAACTAATGGTATTCCAACATTCAGAAATGAAATTCTTGATACTTTCAAATATTGGCGTGGCAAAGTATAAAATGGCCGTCCAAATCGCTTGTAAGTATTGAGTAATAAAATCCCATACAGTTTGAATCACTGTGGAAATGCCGTTCCAAATCATAGAGAAGAAATCAGCAATTCCTTGTAAAATAGGAGTTAGAAAGGCAACTAGGCCATTCCAAGTATTAATGAAAAACTCACTAATCGCTGTCCACACTTCAGAAGTAGTTTGACTGATGCCATTCCAAACTTCTGATAATGTTTCAACTACTCCATCCCATATTCCAGTCAAATACTCTACAATCGAATTCCATGTTTCCGTAGTAGTTTCAACAATCGAATTCCATGTTTCAGATAAAGACTCCATGATTCCATTCCATAGTTCTGTTAAAAATTCTTTAATGGCATTCCATGCTGAAGAAGTAGATTCACTAATGCTTTCCCATGTTTCTGTTGCCCATTGGGATATGCCTTCCCAAATTCCTGTTAGAAATTCTGTAATTGAATTCCATACCTCCATGGTCCATTTTTGGATATCGTCCCAATTTTTATAAATTGCAATTCCTATAGCTGCTATAAGCCCTATAATAATAGGAACTACAGCAACAAACGTGGCTGCTAGTCCTGCCCCGATACCAAACAGACCCATGACCGCCATAACGATAGGAGCAAGTGCCATAACCGCACCAGAAATTACACCAATAGCAACACCAATAGCCGCTAACGTTGCTGCTAATTCTGGATTATTGGAAACCCATTCTGCAAATTTCGAAACAAGGTCTGCTATCACTAATAACACTGGTTCAAGCGCCTTCTGTAAATCATTCATTGCTTTTTGCATTTTAGCCGCTGGAGACGCATCTAATTTAGAGGTGGTGTTATTTAAATCTTCTACACCTTTTTTTAAATCAACTTGTTTCCCTTCCGCTTTTAAAATGGTATCAATGATTTTCTTTCCTTGGTCTTCCCAAAGGGTACCGAACATTTTTGTGCCAAGCTTATTTCTGTCCGTTGCATTTTCAACACCAGCTAGGGCTTTAGTTGCTTCAAGCATGGCCTTTTGTCCGCCCTCGCCACCTTTAGCGATAGCTTGACCCCAGTTTTCAAACTGATCTGCTGAAATCTTTGTTTTATCTAAAACCTCTTGCATAGACTTATCAACACCAGCACCAAATTCAGCCATTTTAATACGACCTTCTTTAACACCATCTAAAAGGTTATCGATATTCCAACTTTTCGTATCAACACCGGCCGACATGATTCCTTGTACTTCTTTAGCTGTGAAACCTGCTTGTATCATTTGGTCACCATATTCAGCAATAATATCTAATTGCTCAGGTGGAAAACCTGTTTTAAGAAGGGTATTAACTAATCCTAAAGCTTCCTCATTCGTAATTCCCAAGGTTGCACCAATTTCGTTCGCTTCCTGTATCAATTCGGTAAAATCAATATCGGAATAAACTGCTACAATACCAGCAGCTCCTTTAGCTATAGCTGCATTCGTTTCATCCGAAGCATCTTTATTTAATGCCCATTGCCTGCGGTTTCCTTCTAAAGCTTCATCTATATCGACACCATATGCAGTAACAGCCCTTACTGATTCTTCAACTGATCTTTTAGATGACTCCGGCACTTCAAAAGATACATCAATTTTTGTTTTTAGCTTTGACATATCCATCGCTTTTTCAATAGCAGTGGATATACCAACGCCAGTTGCTATGCCGCCTATAACATTTTCTAATCCTACTTGTAATCCTTCAAACTTTTTCTCAGTCCTGTCAGCTTCTTGTTGTAAATCTCTTAACTCATTTCGTACTTGTTGTATGGAGTTTCCAGCATCCACAGATCGAAGCGCACGTTGTAATTTTTCTATATCTGTTTCTGCTCCTAAAGCTTCACGACCAATGAGACCAATTGCCTGTTCTAACTGGCGACTTGTAGCCGATCCGCTTTTAATCGCATTTACAAGACGATTACCTAATGCTCCTGCAAAGTCATCAACACTTTTTCCTGTAGCACTAAATAAGGTTTCTAATTGCCTGGTGGAGCTTGCAACACTTTCTTGCTCAGCTTTCATGTTTCCAAGCTTATTTTTCAACCCGTCAAGTGATCCTTGTGTAAATTCAATTTCACGCCTAAACGAACGGTACTGTTCTTCTGAAATTTTCCCATTTTGAAATTGCTCTTGAACTTGCTGTTCCGCTGCCTTCAATTTATCTAACTTTTGTGTTGTGTTATCAATTTGTTGAGTAAGTAACTGTTGCTTTTGGGCTAATGCTTCAATATTGCCTGGATCGAACTTCAACAACCGTTCAACATCTTTCAATTCCTTTGTTAAATCATTACTACGTTTATTAACATCTTTCAAAGCATTTTGAAGACCTGTAGTTTCTCCGTCAATAGAGATAGTAATCCCTTTAATTCTTCCTCCTGCCATACGTTCACCCCTCTTCCTTAGAAAGCATTAAAGTCTTTTTGAGTTGCTTTTCTTACTTTTTCTTTCTTTGGATTTTCCATTTCAGCGAATTCAGCAATATAATCAAAACAATCACCAATAGTCATTTCTTCTAAATCACCATGTGATAATTTCGCTTTATAACAAAGAGCAAGGAAAGTATCAGTGGATAATTCTTCATCACTGAAATTCCCTTGCTCTTCATTATTTTTCTTTATTTTTTTTTTGCTCCCATCGTACTTTGAATCATATCCATAATTTCTGGAATAATTTCAGAAATAGGGAATTCATCAAATCCATCTAGCCATGTAATCGGATCAGCGATTTCAGGGTTTGCTGTTTTTGCATATAACCAAACTAAATCATAAATAACTTCAAAATCTACTTTACTTAAATCAGCATTTGCTAAATCAATAGTAGGTTGTGAACCATCTTGAGGTGTGATTGGTGAAATGATTCCTAATCCAAACATATCCGCAAATAAATCACGTCTAAATTGTGCTTTGTACTTTTTAACTGTTGCCGCTGTGCTTTTTAATCGGACTTGTTTCCCGTCTATAGTAATTGTCTTTTCCATTTATAATTACGCTCCTTTTGGTGCTGCTGGTGTTTTTACATATACTTTTTTGTACCAGTCGTTATAAATTGCTTGTGTTGTTTTAGCAGTCGTTTTCGTTTTAACCATTGGTCTTCCACCAGGTGCTAAAACAATTGGGCTAGAAACAAACTTCAGTTCATTTGTATTTGGTTCAGCAGAACTTGTTTTTGTTTTAGATGCAATTGTTGGACGACTTGCTGAACAGTTATACATAACATGACGGGTTGCATTCACATCACCATCAAACTCAAATAATAAAGCGAATGGTTTTCCTTTTGCATCAGCCAATTCATTTAATACGCCATCCGTTTCGTCTAATTCCTCACCAAGTGCATCAATAGCAAATTTTTCTGGGATAGTAGCAATACTTAATGTTCCATCGTAACCCTGGTTATTACTTGCCGCGTAATAAAGCATGTCATCTGCATAGAATTCAATTAAATCACCGCGTGGCTCAAAAGTTAGTTCGACTCCACCAGGTAATGGAATTGGCGTCCCGAAAGTAACTAAGAAATCCTTACTATCAAATGGCACGTAATGTACATTTTTTAAACCGAATGTTACCTTGTTTTCATTCATTTACATTAACCTCGTTTCATATATTTTTTGAAATAATTTCTCAGATTCAATAAAAGTCCCATACGATTCATAAGGAATATCATGATCGTCTAGGACTTGTTCTAATTTGGCTTCAGCAACTAAATCTTTTTTAATTGTATAAAGTTCAATATTTACATCATTTATTTTGTGATAGACTTTGTTATCAGCTGGCATATTAGGAGAACCATCTACAAAGTAACAAATATAAGGCGGTTCTGGCACAGGATTACCTGGCGTTGCTGTGAAATGCGAATAAGCCACAGGATAACCTGTAGCATCAAGAATCTTCTTCAATTCAGCTAATGTCATTGTCTGATTGCCCTCTCGACACGCTCTACAAAATCATTAATCGCATGTTCTTCAGCCGGAGCAATATGAACTTTAGCTGGTGGTACACGTCCGCCGCCAGCTTTTGCATGCCCTTTCTCCAATAAATGTGTAAGTTGTGGCTTTAATGCGTTATGGACAATAATTGCTTTACCATCTTTTTTCTTACGCCAACCTTTGCTATACTTACCTGTTTTTTTAGGGCTTTCTTGTTTTAACTCCTGGACAAGGTTATCTGAAACCTCTTCTTTTGCAACTTCAATGTCTTCTTTCACAACATTTGCATATCTTTGTAATTCTCTAGCAATTTCATTTGATAAATCATCAATATTAGCCACCAGTTTTCACCTCACAGTAAAGCTCTGTAAATCCATCTGTCCTCATAAATGTCCTATAGATGGAGTATTCTTTTTTCTCATGCTTTATTTTTTCTTCTCCATCATACTCGTCAGAATCAACAACTATCATGATTTGCGGCTTGCGATTTAGCTGACCAGCTGAATAAAATTCAGATTGTGTAATACTCAATTCAGAACAAAATATTTGTCTTTCAGTTTTGTTTGTGCCAATTACTTGTCCTAGTTCATCTTTTTCAGTTTCAACGGAAATCAAAAAGCACACATCATCTAGTGATATGCGCTTTGAATTCCCTACACTTGATTTAAGTGACGGCATTTGTAATCCCTGCCTTCTTAATAACCCTATTGTTAATCCTAAACTGTAAATTTCGAGATAAAGGAGTATCTTCTTGGCGGTTACGGTATGACCATGCTGCATAATCAATTGTAAGCATTTGGTCATCGATACTTTCAAAATCTAATACAATTCCTGTTCTCTCAATCTCATTTTGAGAACTAACTAATAAATTATTAAAATAAGCATCCCTCAAATCGTGAGTGATGCCTAAATCGAGTTTTAATAAAGTTAATAGTGTAGCTTTTGTTTGCTCATTCATTGCCTTCTAATTCCTTGATTAAAGGCTCACTTCTTAGGTTGTCATTTCCTGAAAGTTCTTCCACTCGCTCTTTCTTAGTTCGTCCCTTATGAGGATATTGGTCTCCCTTACGATAAACGTGATTATCATCTTGCAAGTCCGTAAAATCTTCTAAGACTACATACTTAACCATTCATAATCACCCTTTCTTTATGCTCCAGCTGGTGGAGTTGCTGCTGGTGTAAATGTAATGTAATAACCTGCTTTTTTATCAACTGCTTTAGCATCAAAGCGTACAAAACCTGCTAATAATTGACCGTAAATGTCATTATCAACCCACTTAACTGAAGCTTGCTTACGATTAAATAAAGTACAGAATTCTTTTGCATCGCCAACGAAACCTACTAAATCACCCGCCTTAGTTCCGATGATATCATCATCTAACACAACAACTTCTTTACCTTTAATGCGTTTACCAGAAGCAACAGTAATATCATCTTGTAATAAATAACGACCGTTTTTATCCTTCAATAAATCTAATTCATTAAATAGCGAAGATGATACATAGAATTTCACGTTATATACCTGTTTAAATCCTGTATTTAGTAACGTTACAATTCCATCTAAACCAGTGACCGCTTTAGCCGTAGCTGACTTGAAAATAGCTGCAATTTTAGTGTTTTTTGTATTTAAATCTTGATCTTTAATATCTTCAGCAATTAGCCCTGTGATATCATAATCCGCATCATCAATAGCTTCTTGAGATACTGGAATATAGCCACGGTAAGTTTCAATATCATAATTAACTTCTGTAAAAGTTGGATGAGCAAGTTCGGGATTTTTCGCAAGTTCCGCAACAGAAGCCATTTTCCCGTTTGATTTGTGGATTACAGGATACTTGCCCGAACCACGGTTAACTGGAACTGTACGAACATATTGTGTTAAATCAACTGTATCAACCAATTCCTTTTGTGGCTTTAATAATTCTTCTGGAATTAATGCTCCACCTTCCACAGATGTGAACCCAGCTCTTGTTTGATCTTTAGTACGTACATAAGCATTAATTGCTTCACGTGTTTCAGTATGTTTTGGCATATTACGCTTCGCTCCTTTATCTGGTGATCTACGATTAGATGCTTCTAATTCTTTTTCAAGTTCTTCAATTTCTTCGGTTAACTTTGTTTTTTCCTCTTCAGAAGTGGTAATAGCATCATCATTTTCTTTGACGCTCGCTTCAATTGCCGTTAAATCTTCCTCATTTTCAATTCCATCAATGGAAGCTTCTAACTCACTACGTTTTGCGAGTAATTCGGTTAGTTTTCCCTCCACAGTTGTTAGAGAATTACGCTTCATGTTTAACTTAGCACCAATTAATACTGGATTAGGCATTTGTTAATCGCTCCTTTAATTGTTTTTTTCTTTGTTCTAACCTTTGTTTCTTAATAGTCTCAACGTCTTTTTGTCGGGCCATAATATCCGTTTGTGGATATGCCGGAAATGCTGTAATGGAAACCTCATGTAATTCAGCTTCAGTGATTCTCCATTTCATCGTTCCATCATCACGTGTGATTTGCTCTTCTTTTGTTGGGTAAAAACCAAATGAACAACCACGTACCTTTCCAGTCTGTACTTTACGATAGGCGCTCTTTGCGTTTGGATCTTCTAAGTCGATAATCGCTTTACCCCATAAACCGTGATTATCGGACTTTAATTCAAGTGTGTCACTACCAAAACTAGCTAGAACCATTCTTGAATCATGATTATCCAGGCACATAATATCATTGTTACGTAAACTATTTTCAAATGCTCCTGGAGCCACTTCTTCAAATGCTCCTGGCCATAATTCAGTTTCTTGATTGTAGACGACAAAATACCCCTCAATCACTGCCTCATTTTCGTTTTCACTATTTCTAGTTTTTAATTCTGACGTAAAGTGCATATGACGTTTATTCATCGTTCTCACCTCCCTTCAATTTGTTTTGGCTACCAATCTTATTAGCTGGAATATAGTTTTCTAAGATGATAAGTTCTTGCATCTCAGCATCAGGATCTAAGCCAACCCAATCACGCAACTCATTTCTTCTCATTGCGTTTCGGTCAACCATTTGTGTTCCGGCTTCCACCATTTCGCTTAAATTGTAGGAATACAAACTTCGCGGATTTAAACGGAAAAACCAATTCGGACTAAGTAGCAAATCACGTGTTAATGTTTGAGCTATGACTTGTCCTATCGAAAAAATACGAGTATTAATGAAGTTGTTATATTCTTCTTTGTTAAAATCACCAACACCTAAGAAAAAAGCCGGAATCCCAAAGAGCCCAGCAACGGTTTTCTTATCTAATTCAACGCCTTCATTAATGGCAATATCCTTTAGTGATAATGGTTTAACTTGTTCAACATTCATTAAATTAGCTGGAATAATCCAAGGCTTTCCACCTTCTGTTTCCGAAAAATATTTTTCCATGATGCTATCTCGTCCTGCTTTGCTCGACAACTCTTCTGTCATAGCATCCACAGAAATAATGAGTGATGGCATATATTTGCCGCTCATAAAGTTATTTTTCGTTTTAGTAGCTTGATTTAAGTTTTTCACGATTTCTTTTAGAGCCACCCGATAACCTGTACCGCGATACGGATAATTCGGATGAGGATTAATCACAAAATGAATAACTTCGTCTGGAGTGTATGTTGTGCCGTTGAAGTTGATGAGGTAGTTGCCCTCCACATCTTCATAGCTCACAGCTTGCATTTGAAATGGTGTTAAATCAGCAATGTAAGTCGTTTTTGGATCCATCCCAATGTGGACGATAGAATTACCATCACCATGAAGTAGTAAGTCGCTAACAATCTTATAAATCCAACTTTTACGTGTCATATTTCGATGCGGTTCAATATCTATCTTTCGTGATAACTGATTTCGTAAACGTTTGTCGCCTTCATCTGTATTTTCCATGAGATGAATGGTCATATTTGAAACTAAATCAGCAACTTTATCTACAGCAATTAAAACGTCTGGATTGTCTGAAAGCCTTGTATAACCAACCGTTTCAACATCACCAACCGCTATTGGAATTGTAATAGCTGAACGTGTCTTTTTCTTTCTCCAAAACGCCAAATTTCACACCTCCTCTCTATAAATTAATTACTTAACCATGTTGAAGCATCGACAGCCTTTTCAAAGTTTTCAAGCATACGAATTGCACCAAAAACAGCCGCATCAAAGATATCAATGCGTTGGTTTGGCATAACCTTTTCGTATTGGATCATGTCATCAGTTTTTTCTATTGCTGCAACGTTTTGTACACAATATTCAAAAGCCTGCGAATGTAAATAATAAAACTGACCATCCTTCGTTTTCTTCTCAATACGTCTGAACCCCTCAGATTTTTTGTGGAAATATTGCGGTTGGTCAACCATAGGAAAACCTTTCTTTTTCATTTCAAGGAAAAATTCACGACTGAACTTCCTATCAAAACCAACTTGCTTAATTTTGAATCCTTTTTTCTTCATAACTATAAACCAATTCACAATATCAGAATGATTTACAGTTGGTGTATTACACATTGTCAACCAACCATCATCTTTCCAACCAAATAGAGGGATATTGTCTTCTTCTGCCTTTTGCGTAGCTGCTACAATTGGAAACCAAGCATGAGGAATAACAATATCTACTCCTTTATAATTTCCATACAAAGCCGCTGCTGTTAAATCGTGCATCTTCGAAAGATCGGCACCGCCAAACCAATCAATTTTCAATTTAGCTAACTCTTCAAGTGTCCATTTATGCTTTCTATCAGAAGCTTTAAATTCATCCAAGTTGAAATAAGCACGAATTGCTGAAGTATAAATGTTTAATGATTTCGCTAGAAAATCTTTTCTTTGCTGCGGATCATTCTGCGCCTGTAAAGCATCGTTTAGAATATCATCTGGACGAATCGAAATACCATATGCAGGATTGGCTTTTTGATGTTCGATTGGGTTTGTATAGTCTACATTCCCTTTCTCATCCTCATCAGCCTTTGCAATAAACACAAAATAAGCCTCGTCCTTCACAGTGCCATCGAGTATCTTTTTGCAATACTGTAGGCGCTGATAACAGAAGCTTGTCATGTTATCTCCAGCTGTTGTAATACCAATCATTAACTTATTTGTGTAAGCTTTCATGGCTTCTTTAATAATATTGTATTGTTTTGGTGATTTATAAGCATGTAATTCATCTGCAATCCCAATGTTACAGTTTAATGAGTCCTGTTTATCGGGATTGGCTGCTAATGCTTGAATGAAGATAGAACCGTCACCTAAATCACCAGAGATAGAATGTTCCTGGTTATTATCAATAACTCGAAAATTCTCTTTCTCACCCATTTGACCAAGGTTGAAGTTAATGAAATTAAAGCTCTCAAGCGATTGTTTTAACGCTGCTGAAGTAATATAAACTTTACTTCCAGATTTTCGGTGTAAAAGTCCCAATGCCCAAGCAAGCGCTGCGGCAAAAGAAGTTTTTATATTTTTCCTTGGAATATAAATAAACGCTTCTTTAAAGCGCCTAATCTTCTTGCCTTTATGATAAAAGCCTAATAAGTTATAAACCTGGTATTTATGAAATGGTTCCAATAAAAAAGGCGTACCCCTCAATGGAGTTCCATCTAATTTTTCGCCTTGAGCATGTACAAATGTTTTTTCAATGATTGCTATAACAAATTCTGCATCTTTAGGATTGAAATCATAATCCTTATTTTCTAAATCTCTTAAAAAACGCTCACAACCTTGTATTTGCTCTTTATTTGCTAGTTTTCTACCTTCCACAATTGAAGATGTATATTCCATAACTAAATCATAATTTTCGTATTTACTCATGAACTATCACTCAATGCTTGTACTAATTTTGATTTTGGTTTTTCGTTTTCTTTTTTACGAATTGGTACTTCTGGACGTTTGACTCGTTCATATGTTTTGGGATTCAGACATAACAGATTTGAATAGTTTGCCAGGTCTTTCCGCAAGGCTTCCATAGCTGTATAGATCGGGGTTTTCCTTTCGTTTGTAGCACCGGCTTTATTTGTATACGAATCTGTTATTTTAAAACCCGATTTCTCGAATTGCTTTTCAAAAGCTTGATATTGCGCCAACATACCAACATAAATATCAATCGTATGGTCGAAATCATCTCGGTAAATGCCTAAATGTTTCATATTAGCGACTACTGTTTTTTTTAATTTTTCTCTAGCTGTCTTATTCATTCCGAGTACCACACCCCCTTTCTAAAAAAATATAGTCGCTCTATTGGAAAAAGCTCCCCCTCTCGGTCCCCATAAGACCTTTTGAATTATTTTTTAAGTGGGGGGGATTGTTCTTCTATTATTCCTTGAATGATTTTATTAACCGCACTGATTCCAGCTTCATACATTTGTTTCGGTGATGAATTATAATTTAACTTTTCAACTTCTTCATCCAATCGTTTTAATGTATGTTCATCCACACAGGTTTCAAATCCTTCAGTCCCTAACGATTCAACGAATGCACCAATAACAATTGCTAGTTCTAGTTTAGTTAGTCCTACCTCTGTTCTTCCTAGCACTCGTTCTACATCGTACGAACAAATACCAATGTCCTTGTTGTAATAGTTGTGAACCATAAACGATAACTCATCTACTTGTTCTTCAGTTAATAACTTCCCCTTACATTCCATTACCCTTCACCCTTTCCATTCGTTCTACCCATTGCATACCTAACTCTGTTAACTCATCACTCACTCTGTCATGCATCTTATCGTGACATCGCACGCACAGGCTAACCAGATTGTTTGTTGTGAGTCTTAGCTCCGGTCTATTCCTTAATGGATGGATATGATGTACTGTAGTCGCTTCTTTGTTCTTACCGTATCGTTTGCACTCCTGGCATTGGTATGTGTCACGCTTTAATATATTGATTCTTTTGTTCTTCCAACGTTTCGTTTTGTAGAAGTTAGTCAATGTTTCTCTCCTCGCAATCTAACAGTAACTCCTATGAGTCACAGTACCTAAAGGCTTAATCTTCTCAATCTGTTTATTATTATTTTTTACATTGAGATACCCTTTACCAATCCTTTGTTCTCGCTGTGTAATATCAAGACACTTCTCACAATAGAAAGTAGCTGTTACCTCTTGAATGAATTGCTTATCATCAGAATAGAAAGAAGTAGTCTCGCTATTTAGCACTTGATACTTATGCTCACACATCCCTCTCACTCCTTATCCACAATAAGATGATTGTGTTGAATCAGCCTTGTGTTAATACACTTCATGCTATCTTCTACATGTTCAATATGAATATAAGGACCTGACTTATGATAATGACCATCTGTCTTCCAATCAAAGCTAACCCTTGCTTTCCCTTTAATCTCTTCCCCTTTGTATAACACAACAGGAACAGCATCTATATCTGTTAATGTAATTGTTACTAATGGTTCTTCATTAGACTTTGTATGATCTAATTGTTTGTATTTACCTAACTTATACGCATCTACAAACGCACCACTACATTTCGGACAAACAGTTACTTCTTGATATTCTTCTTGAGCAGGGCGATATACCTTATCTTGGTGACCACATACTAAACATACAGCAAGATTGAAGTATCTTGTTTCTATACGTACCTCACACATCTATCCTCACTCCTATTCCCAGCTATAAACGCAATCCCAACAAAATACATCTTCTTCATTTAATAAGCCAGTTGTTATTTCTTTTCCGCATTCTTTACAAATTTCTTTATCCATGCTCATCTCTCCTAAACGCAACACGTTTGCGCTTACCTTTCCTTAACAACAAACACGACGCTAACAAGATTACGGCAGCACCTACGATAATTGCTATTGGTTTAATCAAAAATGTCTCGTTCGAACATCGTGTGTAGTTTTATAAGTTTGACAGCTATTGTTCTACCATCTAACTCAATATTAATAACTCCTGACTCAATTAATCCACTCTTACCAGTAAACCTATCCATAACCTTTTCCAACTTCTCCAATGCAGCTACACATTCATTAGCAGCTTCGGTTACTTCTTTCATTTGTTTTAATGCTTCTGATGTATCAGCATTCAATTCAATTGTTAAACCTTTGATTTTAGTCATTTTGTGAATTCTCCTTAGATTGTTTGTTGAGCATGAATTATATCAGCTTTCTTTGCTAACTTTTCTTCTAACATACTGACCTTTCGGCTTAATCCTTCTACACTTGCAGAAATACTCGTTATCGTTTGAATTAAACCGTTTTTATCTTTTTGTAAATCGTTAACTCTTTTTTCTAAATCAGCAATTATTCCTGTTATAGATTCCATCATTCATCCTCCAAAATAATAAAAGCACTCCGTAAGGAATGCTTCGACACTCCTTTGCAAACAATACAGTTTAAAAGGAGCATGTTATGAAATTTTCACAAATACTAATTATTATCTTTGCTGTTATCATTATTATATGGGTATGGTTTGTCTAATTAAAAAGAGCAACCATGCATCCGTTGCCCTTTCGTCGATTTCTTATGTTATTACTATAATTCATTTTTTCAATGGTTTGTATAATGATAACTTACCTTAAGTAAATGTTAAGTTCTATTTGAGTACTCAACCTTATCTCGCATGGCAGCATGCTTGTTATAAATATACTGTGGACTGTAGTTAAGTTCTTCAGCAATCTTTTCCAATGTCATGCCTTCCACATACTTGAGATATGCAATTCTATGTTCCAATCCTTTGAACGTATTAATTAATTTTTTCAGTTTATACATATCATTCATTTTGTGCGCTAATTCATATTCAATTGCTTCAAGACGTTCTTCTACCTTCGCACCTTCCGATTCAGCAGTTAAACGTACTTCTCGCAAATCACCACTGACCCAGCGTTTTAATTCAGCTTTTGTTTTATCTAAGTTGTAATCTAAGTAATCAATATCTTCTTCTAATTTCTGATAGTCTTTCAGCCAGTCAAACAAATGATGATTCACCTACTTTCTATTAAAAACAACAAATCTCTTAAAACACGTTTATTTCCCTTTCTAAGACGTTTTAATGCTTGTACATCTATTTGTATTCAGAAAGAAATAAAACTTCAAATCACTACGATTCTGACATTCATTTCTATGTCGAAACTCGTCGAACACATTGGATTCTCCTAATGAGTTAAGCCTGGTTCACCTTTTGTCACTAAATCCAGTAATTCATTCAGATTGATACCTGTTTGCACTTCTATTGCAGTTTGATATAAAGCGGATATTGCTGTATTAAAAGCATTGTCGTCCACATCTAAAGCAGCCATAATTAATACAATCAATTTCGCTAAATCCTCTGAATCATATTGAGTGCCAACGAATTGTTTTACAGCTTCTATAAATTTTGTTCCTTCTTCCGTTAATTCACTATCATTCGTAATTGCTTCAAAGTCCTTATCAAATTTGTTAGACATTCGTTAATCTCCCTTTCGATTTATATGTGATATCCTGAGCCGAAGCCCAGGACAAATATTTATTCAGCAACGCTTTCTTCATCAACAATTTTTAATTGACCAGGTGCAACATCAGTTGTTCCATCAGGATTAACGTTATACTCGACACCTTCATGTTGTTCTTCGTAAAACTCATCAATCGACATTTGCGAAGGCTCTAGAGTAATAGAAACATTTTCACCAGCGAATGGATAAAGTTTATTAATTTTATCTTTCGTATCGCCTTTTACATTGAATTTAAGAACTGTTTTCTTGCTATCACGTTGAATAGAAACAAATTCAGCACCAATTGCTTCAACATCACTTTTCTCCACAGTTAGATGAACAATAGTACCTGGCATCTTCAATAACTCATCAGCATGTGGTAATTCATCACTTAATACGTGGAACATCAAAACTTCCTTTTTATCATCTTTTTGCATTTTCTTAAATAATACGTTCAATTGAATTTTAGTCATGGTTTATTTCTCCTTTAATTGTTTTAGGTTTCATCAGATAACGCCCTTCTTCAAATACTCACGAGCCATATATAAGAAATGATGATATATGTAATTACCGGTTGTAGCTGGCTCAATAAATACCGTTGAAAATCCATATCGTACTTCAAATGTTTTTAAACTACCAAGTAACGCTTCTGGTTTGTATTGACTTATATACTCACCTTTTAATATTTTTTGATAGCCTTTTAAATCTTCCACAAGAAGAACAAATGGATGTTTAGCAGCACGAATCAATTCATTTTCAAATCTCGTACGATCTTTAATTGATTGAACCAATTCATCTACGCCATTTTTACGTTCTACCCCAGCACTTAAATAAATATCTCGTGTAATGCCCATTTCAGGATTTTTAGGAATTACCGCTGAATAATCGGCTGTATCAATTTTTCTAAGTCTGAATTTAACATCCTTTTTACGGAAATAATCAAGTACATGTTGGTTTTTCTGTTCCCTTGTATCCACCATGATTTCTAATGTATCCAGGATTTCCTTTAACTCTTTTTCTGAGTATCGATAATGTATAGCACTCATATTTATCGCTCCAATAACTCTGGATTTTCGTAAATATTTCCGCTGACTTCAATCTCTGTTGCTTCGTTAAATATCGACCATCCGTTACTTCCGTCTGTCTTTTCAAACAGAAAGGCACATTCTATAAACTTAACTATTCCTATTTCGTCAATGTCGCATCCTGGCATAACGCTATACATATGAACAATATCCCCTTCATAAATCTCCTTACCGTTTTTGTCTTTTAATCCTGTATATTGCTGTGGATCTAAACACACCAACCAATTATCATCTTCATTATTTAATATCCACCAATTGATGCCATCTTTTGATATACATTCGCTATAAACCCAATCCGTTCCATCCCAAGCACGGAATTTTATCTCTCTCATTTTCATGCCCCTTTCTTAAAATAAGCCATCGCACGATTATATAAATTCAATGAAAGCTCGTCCGTTAATTTATTTTCATAGTTGGCCACAGATTCTTTTACATATAACCAACCGTTAAGTGAGAAGTTTAAAGTTAATTCCATAACTAAACTTGCTGCAGCTTCATCATGATTAAACCAATCATTTATTTTTGGATTCATGTCTTGCTCAACACCGATAAAAAAATTAATAATTTTATCTATCGTTTGTTTTACCGCATGATCTTGATCCGAATAATTCCCTTGCAAATATTTAATAATACGTAGCTTGTATTCTTTAATAACTAATTCAATTTCAGGAGCAATCTTTTCATGATTCTCAATGTATAAATCATTTCCATCAAGAACGAGCTTCGCTCCCATCGATTGAATATCAGCACATATTTGTTTCGGATGCATTCAATCACCTATTTCAAAGTTAGTCCAAAAATATAAAGTTTATTATTATTTGATTTCTTTAATACAAGACCCATATTTTTTAGGTTTTTATAAAAAGTTCTTGTACCAATAAACGAAACTTTAGTTAAACCAAATGCTTTCATACAAGCTTTATAAAATAACTGGGCTTCAATTTTTTTATCGATAGCTACAATACATCTTTGTTGAATAAATTCATCTAGATTTTGCGGTCGATTCACTTTTTCAAGATGTTCCATATCACAATCCCCTTAAAAGGAGTTACTGAAGTTATTGAATGAAAATTTTCGATAACTCACCAAAACCCAGTCATATCAATGGTTTAAAGCATATTGAGTTATCAAAGTTACTAAAGTTATCCATTTTTCTATTAAAGGCTATATATTATATATATTTTTTTATTTATTTATTTTCTTAAGAGCTGATATAGGAAACTCAGTAACTTCAATAACTATCCATCTATAAACATTGTTATATCAACGTTTATAAGAGTTATCGAAAAAAGCAGTTCAGTAACTTTAGTAACTATTATCTAAACTTTTTTCCTATTGATTGCAGTTACATTGTGTTTTTCTTCTTTATCTCCAGTTGAGAATAGATTTGCTCCCGCAAATTGATTTAATGTAATTCCAGTAATAAATGTTTTATTACCTGTACCCTTTTCTTTCTTAAATCCACGAATCTCTAATTGACGATAAAAGGCACGATTCTTTAAATCCATTTCATTATTTTGATAGCACCACTTGGTATAACTTTCATAAAGTGATTTCGCTTCAATTTGCGCCGTAGAATGAACCGTACAATTTTCATCAATAAATGGTCCTAATATATCCATGTCTTCACGATATTCGGCTGTCGCTGCCTTCACGGCTTCAGGAGCACGCAATCCTTCGGTCTGCCACTTCATGCAACCTTCAACAGCCCACCGTAAAACTCCAGGCATTTCTTTTGCTAATTTATCAGGTAGATCATAATCAATCTTGTCTTTTGGGATTGTTACGGTAAATGGAATAAGCATAATCCTTCTCCAAATACCTTCATCCGAACCTTTTACAATTGGCTTATGGTTGGTAGTGAAAAACACTTTAAACTCTGGTGTAAATTCAAAGTATTCCTGGCGTAAGAAACGAGCTGACATCTTTTCTCCACCGGTGATTTGTTTAACCAGAGCTTCAGATAATTGTTGCCCCTCTTCACTCTCGACGGCCGATACAAAACGCGCTCCATCTAATCTGGCCACATCGTTATTGATTCCTGAATCATTTCTCTTTTTCAAGAACGTGTCACTGTTTGTCTGTCTTCCATAATCACCGAGTAGATCCTGAATGATATTAATAAAAGTAGATTTACCATTACGGCCATTACCGAATAAGAAAAACATTACTTGCTCTTTGGTTACACCGGTTAATGAATAACCAATTGCTTTCTGCAGGTAATTTATTAATTCATAATCCGCTTCACCTGCAGGTGTTTTAAAAATACTCTCCAAGAAAGCTTTCCAGTTTGGACACTCAGCATTTCTGTCATACTTGATTGGAGAAATCTTTGTTAATAACAAGTCACGGTCATGCGGTAATAATTCACCTGTTTTTAAATCGATAACTCCGTTATCACAGTTAAATAAAAAGTTATGAGAATCTAATTCTTTCTTTTTCACTGATACCATAGGTCTCACATCCAATATGCTATTTATTCTAATTGACCGTCTTTCACATTTCTTTGCCCAATCATGTAATAACTTTGATTGATATTTATCTTCTGTAGCCTTCGCTTCTCCATATATGGCCCTAAGTGTTTTAGCCGTGATAGCTTCAATCTGTCTCTTACTATCCTCATGCCAATGCTTACCGTTCCATATAAGCCATTCCAATTCATTACAATAACGAACATTCTCTCCATGATAATATGCAATACGTTCTGCATTTCCTAACTCAGTTAAATGAAACTTTGGTACTTCATCGATAATTTCCTCAGTATCTTCAATTGAATTATCGGAAATATAAACCTCATACTTTTTCTCTTCAGGCGGTTCATAATCAGCTATTGTGGAAGGAGTTGAAAGAATTGCTGTATCAATTGTCATTTGGCCATATGTACGACCATCACTTGAATGTGGTTTATCCCACTTCTCACGAAGTAAGGAAGACTCTCTAAACATTGAATCCATCTTTGCAGCATCTTTATCCGTCCAAAACGCTAAATGATTGCATAAAGCCATATCAGTTGAAGAATGATCTCCGTTAATCAACATGCCCTGGAATAAATCTTTAATGGCTGCACCGCTTTTACTATCAAACATTCGCTCCCATAATTCTGCATTCGATAAACTAGTAATATCTTCTCGTTCAAATGAAGTAGTACTTTGTTTCTTTTCAGGCTTTGGCTTTTCTTTCAAATACTTCTCAAATAAAACTTTTAATTCATCCGTTCTATCTTCCACAGGAACTTGATCCAGGCAATCACCGGTGAAAGTAAAATACCTTCCATGCCTGTATACTTCTAATCCGATATCAACATTTTTCCGTCCTGTACCTGGTCCTTTTAATGGCAGCTTACCTTTTGCAATAATGTGGATGCCATCACCACTTGGTGAATATTCCGTGTAACTATTTACGATTTCAATAACATCCTCAGCTAAACTTGTAAGAGCACCTTCCCGAATACAATGGTCAATATCTATTCCAATGAATGGATCATCCTTTGAAAACATGAATCCAATTCCGTCATAATCTCCTTGTTCAAAGAATTTTATGATCGTTGGGAACGTTGACCAGCTCCGTTTATTATTCGATTGAGCCATTTCCCCATTGATTTGATAAGGAACTTTTGTTTTCTTACCATTTCTTACTTCTGACCGCCATAAGATCCAATGAGGAGTGTTTTTAAGCTCTGCCGGTATTTGATTAAATTTATATCTCATGTGATTTTCTCCCTTTGGAAAAGGGAGCCGTTAGTAGCTCCCTCCTATTTGAATCTTGTTAATTAACTTTTAAAATGGAACATCCTCATCTGAAACTGTAAATCCAGTACTTGGAGCTGACGCTTCTGATTCTTTAAATCCATTTACCTCTGGGTACTTTTTACCGTTATATTCACGTTCACCTACTACTACACGAAGGTGTTTATTTAAAAGAGTATCTGCCCATTCTTTATAAGAAGCGAATTTCATTCCTGTTGGAAATGCTGCTGCCTTTGATATCGCTTGTAATCTCCACATTGATTTTTTAGTTACAACAAAATTATCAAATAAAAGCTTCTGCCCTTGGAATGCCTGGTCTACATCACTACGAATTTCATAATCTACAACAATCATGTTGTTTCCTGACTCCGCTTGTTTCAATTCATAATTAACAACCGTTACCTCGTATTCTCCTGGCTTAACTTGTTCAAATCCTTTAGCTTGTTCGTGATCTACTGTAAACATTATTTTTCCTCCTTGTTGTTAAAAACTTTTAATCTATCTAAAGCAGCATTTAAATATTTAAGATTGAAATCTTGGAGTTTTTGTTTTGTTTTAAACTCAATTTCATCTAGCATCTTCGCTGCTTCATCACTGGATTCAACAATTTCTATAATTTTTGCAATAAGAGCATTTCTTTCATTCTCTTGCTCCGCTCTTACATCCACACCAAGTTCTAACCATTTATAAATGATTGCACCATGCTCCGGCTTAATTAATTCACCATTTTCATTTATTAAATTAGAATTATCCTTAGTTGGTGTAGCTGTATGATTTTGCTCCATACGTAGAACAATCATGAATTCGTACTCCAAATCATCTTTCTGGATTGGTTTTAATCCTAACTTACGAATTTGAAGCTTATCATTATCATCACGCTCAGCTTGATATTCTTGCTTAGTACGTAACGTAGCGATAATATGAACATCATTTTCCGTAAGTGATTTAATGAACTCTTTAATAACCGGCTTCATTGTTTTCCAATCTTGAAAACGGCCACCTAAATCTTGTTGCTGGTCCAAGATACCTCCGATACCTTCCCAAGCATGTGAAAGACTATCTGCAATAACAACCTCACAACCACTTTTCTTTAATAATTCAATTGCTTGTTGATATCGCACTGTAGAGTATGGAGCATCAAGATCAATGTGTTTGAAACTACCAATCTTGTAACCTTTAATTGTATTGTTTGCATAAAGAAGTGAGCGTTTGTGTTCCGTATCGATAACACCAATCTTCTTCCATAATTCTTCTTCTGGTAAATCAGGATAAGCTTCTTTCATCATTCCATAGGCTAAAATTAAAGAAGTTAATGTTTTACCTCCACCACTTGCGCCGAATAATGCTATACAAGCTTTCAGCTTTTCACGTTGTGCATCTGTTACTTTTAACGACATGTTTTACACTCCTTTTTACAAGCTTATTCTTTAACATCTAATTCTGTAGCTTTACTTTGCAGACTCTCCAACATTTGTGGGATATTAAGCCTTTGAATAATATCAACAGATAACTGTTCTTTTAGATTGTTTTCAAGCGCCTTGACTATTGTTTCCTCTGCATCTTTTCTTGCAGTTTGAATCATCGTGCTAACTTTAGAAGTAAGCTCCTTAGCAAGATAGTTTTGAATAAAATACTCGCTTATGGATAACTTTCTATCACCTGAGTACTTAGCCTCTCGGCCATTTTCATCAAGTGTTTTTTCAGTCAGATATCGTTCGTACCTCATACCAACAAACTCACTAATCGGGATTAATTCCACTTCCGATCCCCAACCGCTTTTCTTGTGTGGTATTTTTAATTCATCGATTTTCTTTTCCAAGGCTCCATGAATAAAATTATCTACAACCTCATTTGCCTTTTCTTCAACTTCACGTTCGATTTTCACTAAAACCTTTTGTTCTGCTTTTTGAATTAATCTATCCTGTAAGCCCGTAATAACTTGACTTTTGATTAATTCATCAAGATTTTCACCTTCTTCTAACCAATCTACATCTAATTCAATTTTTACTTTAGCCATTTTTATTAAACCTCCACACTGTAAGAAATCATCTCAGGTTTAACCGTAACCCCTGGGACAATTTGTCCATCTTCATCCACAACTACTTTTTCACCGCTGATTTCCGCAATCTTGAATTTCTTCTTCAAGTCAGCCCATTTGACTTCTGTTTTTAAGCAATCATCAAGCTCATTTTCAATGGCATATTGAAGTACCTGGGCTTTATCTTTTTGCTCCGGCGCTTCACTACTCTTACGAGTCTTTGATTTACCATAAGGCGTACTAATTGTTTTCTGTTTTGGATCCATTTCAAGCTGTTCCATATGATAACATCGAATATGAGTTTCAAAGAATGAAATATCATTGTGGATGGGCTTCAATTCACTTTGCTCCCATTGTGTAATGCGATCACGTTCAACATTTGCTAGTGTCGTAATTTCTTTTTCCTTCGCTTTAAGTGCTGCAAGTTTACGGAATGCCCAGTTCAAACCGTTAATATCCGTAATTTCAAATTGTTGCTCCGCATCTTGTAATTGGTCCACTTCTAATAATTCATTTTGTTGTAATGCATTCATCGATATTACCTCCAAGTTTAGTTGTTAATCTTTCTGAAGTATAAAGAGAGAAATAAATTACATGTTCACTAATAAACGAAACTTCATAAGGATAATCCTTTGATTCACGTTTTAGTATTAATGGTTTAACCTTTGATTCATCCAACAATGATTCCAATACTTCATTACTAAGATGAACCTCTTTTCCACGAACACTAATAATCCCATGTTCATTTCGAGCTTCTCGTATAGCTTGTACAGCCTTAGCAACTTCTTTAATACTCATTAATATGTAACCTCCTAACCTATAAATTTGGAATTATACGAGTTACACCAGTAGTCCGATGGACCAAATGCAATTCCTTATTTACTTTCTTAAAAATCAACCAATCCTGTGGATTTAAATCGTTTGATTGAATATGAATTTTTTCACGTTTATTTGGCTTTTTACCGTTCTTCACGCTTGTCCCTCCTTTACACGAAATCAATTCATGCTATAATAACTGTGAATATTTTTACTTAGATCACCTGTTGGCGCAGGTGGTTTTTTAATGTCCTTTTACCCCTGAAAAATGATGTTTGCTTCATCGGTTTATAATCAGGATTAATTTTTAGAAATGCTTTGTTTTTCTTTCCATTCACTGTGGATTGTCCCATCTCAAATTTCATTGCAATTTCTGCTGTGGTATACCCCTCACCGATGTGCAGAATGATTGACTTTTCTTTTTCTTCCAGCACACTAGTTACTTCTTCAAACTCAATGGATGATATTACTTCTTCTTCCACATCAATTGGAGACACTGCGTAGAATTCGTTTACTGTTTCCTCATCTCGATGTAAATCAATCGAATGAAAATTAATTTGGTTCCTTTCCTCATGACTAACTTTTCTACTTATCTTAAAAGGCATTCCTTTCATGTGAATTTCATCGCTCATTGCCCATTTCATACCTTTCATGACATAAGCATTGAATGTTTTCACTCTCTCTGCATCATATTTCACACAGCACTGCCATAAATGCATACGACCTACTTGAATTAAATCGTCCAACTCCATATTGTTCATTTCTGCAATTTGTGTAGCTCTTGCCATACTTCCAAACCTTTGTTTAATCGCCGCTATCACTAAATGTTGTTTCTCTTCGAACAACTCTTCAGGTGTCATTTTCTTTTACCATCCTTTCTTTAATTATTGAGCTTGATAGCATTCAACTTCGTATTCTTCTGTCAAATATTGCTTTAAATTCTGTTCAAGTACAACATCGCAATCAAACACAAAGTAAGTTTCATCTTTCATAATTTCATTACCATAAAAATCTTCAATTGGATGATCAGGTTCCTTAATTGATTCCTTCTCATCAAGGTCTTCCACAAATATTGCATCAATATTACTTAATCCAATGTGGAAGGGTACTTTCTCATTAGCACCTGTATACTCGATTTTTGTTAAAGCTCCAAATCCATTTTTAAATGTTGCAAATTCCTCTACTGTAAAACTTGCTTTAGCACCTGATTTAAAAATTACCGTTACTTCCTTCAATTAACTCACCTCCCTTCGATTTGAAACCTTACGGTTCATTTCATATAACTTACGTTTTGCTTCTGATTCCATAGCTTCTAATAGTAAAGGGTTATTTCTTGCTTCTGCGCATTTTTTAACGACTTCATGCCCTTTCATAATTCGTGTTGCTAATAGTACTCCATTCATGCTTTTCACTCTCCTTTAATTTGTAGAACCAATATTTATCGTCAAATTTCGCAAATATATTAAAAAAATTATTCATTCTCATTTTGCTTTTTTCGTTGTTCCACTTTTCTTTGAATAATTAACTCCCGTGCAGCTGGTATTAACGGTGTTAGAAATTTCTTCCACTGTTCCTTTGTAAGGATTACTTTCACCACATACCCATTTTCATCACGAATGATTTGTCCCCCACTCATCCTCAATCACCTCAATGCATTTATATGTTCGTGGGACAATAGGACTACCCATTTAAAGCAAAATTTTACGAAACAATTTTCTTTAAATTATTTGCTCTTTCTTGTACACGTTTCTTCACCTGTACGAATTTTTCGTACTTAGAACCAAAAAATATATCCTCATACGGAACATCGAACAAATACATATATTTTTTAATTAATTCATCTGGTATGTTTGTTGAATCTTGTTCGTATAACCATAGCGTTTTTGGGGATACTTCTAATATATCCGCAAGCTCTGCTTGATTGAACCCTGCGCTTTCCCTAAGTTCATTCAATGTTCTTTTCAAATAATCCATTTCGTTTCCCCCTTCCTTCGAGATTTATTGTATTACTAAATTTATGTAATTTCAATACAAAAATACGAAAAAATCATACAAATATAACACTTTACGAATAATTCGTAATATGTTATATTAAAAAGCGTAATCAGAATAGGAGGTGACGGTATGACTGATATACAAAAACAAACTATAGTAAGAAACATAAAGAACTTTTTAAAAAAAAATAATATGACTCAATCTGATTTAGCTAATCAAATAGGAATTGCAAGAAGTACCTTAAGTGATTATATGAATTATAGAGCCAAGCCAAGTTCAGGGGTTTTAGAAAAAATGGCCGCTGTATTTGGAGTAACAAAATCTGATATTGATACAACTTATAAGAATACAAAAGTTGAAATTGTGGATGGGGAACTTCAATTAGTTCAAGAAAAACCCATTGAGTGTGAACTAAAAAAAGACATTCCTATTATTGGTAAAATAGCAGCTGGTGTTCCATTGGAAGCTATAGAAGATGTAGTTGATAGAATTGCACCTCCATATAAAACTCACAGTATTGATGAATTATTCGGTCTGGTTGTTAGCGGTGAATCCATGAATAAAATTGTTCCTAATGGACATTACGCCATACTAAAAAAACAGTGTGATGTACAAAACGGAGAAATAGCAGCTGTAATTGTAAATGGACATTACGCAACTTTAAAAAGGGTGTATAAGTTTACAGATTTAATAATTTTAGAACCTTGTTCACATGACAAAAGTTTTAAGGACCAACAATACTCACAAAATAACTGCGAGGATATAAGGATTATAGGAAAATTTTTATACAGTGTGAGTCCGATCATTCAATAATTAGGCGGTGAAACGGTGTATGTAGTCGGCAAATGCCGACTGAATGAAATTTTAAAAGAGAAGAAATTAACACAAGTAGATTTAGCATTAAAGTTAGATATGAAAAAACAACAAGTTCATTCTTATGCAAATAATGATAGAATCATGTCTTATCAAACTGCTAAGAATATCGCTTCTCAACTTAACGTAAATATGGAAGATTTATATGATTTCATTCAGTTGGATGAACAGTGAGAATTTCTCACTGGGCCAAAAAGTCAATCAAATGATTGACCCATACATTTGTCTAATTAGCTTTGATAAAACATATGATATAGAAATTTAGTTAAGAAAGGAGCATGCGCAAATGAAGTGTGTAATTTATAGACGCGTATCTACTGATATGCAAGTTGAAGAAGGTATTTCATTGGATATGCAGAAATTACGTCTGGAGCAATATGCTAAATCACAAGGATGGGTAGTTGTAAATGATTACTGTGATGAAGGATATAGTGCGAAAAATACAGAACGACCTGCTTTTCAAAAAATGATAAAAGATATGAAGAAAAAACAATTTGATATTATTCTTGTTTATAGATTAGATCGATTCACTCGTTCAGTATCAGACTTACATTCCATTCTAAAAATAATGGATGAATATAATGTTAAATTTAAGAGTAGTACAGAGATATTTGATACAACAACCGCTACCGGAAGAATGTTTATTACCTTAGTTGCTACACTTGCGCAATGGGAACGAGAGACAACAGCAGAACGTGTGAGAGATTCCATGCACAAAAAGGCTGAATTAGGTCTGAGAAACGGAGCTAAATCCCCCATGGGATATGACCTAAACAAAGGAAACTTATATATCAATCATACTGAGGCTGAAATTGTAAAATACATATTCGAGATGTTTAAAACAAAAGGTATAATAAGCATCGTAAAATCTTTAAACAGTCGTGGCGTTAAGACTAAGAGAGGGAAAATATTCAATTATGATGCTGTACGCTATATTATAAATAATCCGATTTATATTGGAAAAATCCGCTGGGGAGACGACATTCTAACAGACATTGCTCAAAAGGATTTCGAAACTTTTATCGATAAAGATACTTGGTATACTGTACAACAAGTACAAGATAGTAGAAAGAGAGGCAAAGTTAGATTGCATAATTTTTTCGTATTCTCTAATGTTTTAAAGTGCGCCAGATGCGGAAAGCATTTTTTGGGAAATAAACAAGTAAGAAGCCATAATAGAATTGTAATGAGCTATAGATGTAGCTCAAGACATCATAAAGGAACCTGCGATATGCCTCAAGTTCCAGAGGATGTAATCGAAAAAGAATTTCTAAACCTCTTGGAAGACGCCATCGTTGATCTTGATGATACTGAAGAGAAACCAATAGAGTTAAGTAATTTACAAGAACAATATAACAGAATCCAAGATAAGAAAGCACGTTTAAAATATCTGTTCATAGAAGGAGATATTCCTAAGAACGAATATAAAAAGGATATGTTAACCCTAACCCAAGAAGAGAACATAATTCAAAAACAACTGGCTAATATAACTGATACAGCCTCTTCACTTGAAATAAAAGAACTTTTAAATCAGTTGAAAGATGAATGGTACAATTTAAACAACGAATCTAAGAAAGCAGCAGTAAATGCAATTGTATCTTCCATTACAGTCGAAGTCACAAAACCTGCTCGTGTAGGCAAGAACCCCATTGCACCAGTAATAAAGGTTACAGATTTCAAAATAAAATAATCGCAGCCTAACTGTATTCATTTGATGTAGTTAGGTTGTGTTTAATTGACCAAACCACGGTGTTTGAAATGCACTGCCACCAGACTGAATCAATCCGCTCAACTGCTCTTTATCAAATAGTTCGTGTAAAATTGAACCTTTATCTGTTAATAGATTTTGAAGCCATACCGTTACTGCCTTTGTATAGTGTGGATTGTGCGTTTTCGGATAAGGACTCTTCTTCCTATATAAGATGTCATGTGGGAGTACATCTTCTAACGCTTTACGTAATAGACCTTTTTCGCGGTTTTTATACATTTTCATTTCCCAAGGAATATTCCACGCATATTCGACAAGACGATGATCTGCAAATGGAACGCGTACTTCTAAACTTGCCCCCATACTCATACGGTCTTTTCTGTCTAATAATGTTGTCATAAACCATACCATATTTAAATAAAATAATTGGCGTCTTTTTGCTTCTAGTGGACTTTCCCCCTCTAAAATAGGAACTTCTTGAATCGATTCCTCATAGCGCCTTTGTACATATTGTTGTAAATTTAGTTTATTTCTCCATTCTTTTTTTAGAAGTTGTTCACGTGCCTCTGTAGAACGCATCCACGGAAATGCACTCGATTGTAAATCATCTTCTCTATAAAACCACGGATATCCACCAAATATTTCATCTGCACATTCTCCAGATAAGCCAACGACAAAATCTTGTTTAATTTCTCGGCAAAACCATAATAATGACGAATCGATATCTGCCATACCAGGCAAATCACGAACGAGTACCGCTTCAGTTAAATACTCTGCTAATTGTTCATTCGAAATGACGCAGCGATGATGGGTTGTTTGAAATGTCTCAGTCATTAAATTAATAAACGGAGCATCTGAATTTGGCTGAAACGCATTCGCTTTAAAGTATTTGTCATTATCTTCATAATCAACAGAATATGTGTGTAATTGCCCTTTTCCTGACCTTGCATATTCTTTCGCAGCAATTGCTGTTATAGCGCTCGAATCTACACCGCCTGATAGAAAAGTACATAGTGGTACATCAGAAACGAGCTGCCTTGTAATCGCATCTTGTAATAAAAAGCGTGTTTTCTCTACTGTTTCTTCAAAGGAGTCTTCATGTTTTTTACTTTCCACATTCCAATATCTCCATATACATAAACCGTTCTTTGAAAATGTCATCGCATGACCTGGACGTAATTCTTTTATACCAGCATAAATACCGTGGCCAGGTGTTCTTGACGGTCCGAGTCCGAATATTTCTGATAATCCTTCTAATGTTACTTCTGCCTTCACATCTGGATGCGACAATATCGCTTTTAACTCCGAACCAAATAATAAGCGTCCGCTATCATATTTATAAAAAAGTGGCTTTACACCTAATCGATCTCTCGCAATAAATACTTGTTCTTTCTGTTCGTCCCATACTGCAAACGCATATATACCGTTTAAATGATCGACACATTCTTCTTTCCATTCAATATAAGAAGCTAATAATACTTCTGTATCAGAATGACCTTTGAACGTATATCCTCTTCTTAATAATTCCTTTCGAATGTCTTCTGTGTTATAAAGTTCACCGTTATAACAAATGGCATAATTCGTTTCATCTTTTAAACAAGTCATCGGTTGTTTACCACCCTCAGGATCAACAACGATTAACCGTTTATGCCCAAATGCGACATTACCTTTAATCCAAACTTTATTATCATCTGGACCGCGTTTCGCTAACGTCTCAGCCATCTTCGTAACGACATCTCTTTCTCCTTCTAATGAGCGTTTATAATCCACCCATCCTGTAATCCCGCACAT